ATACAACCCTATCCATTTTTACCGCCCAAATCCTTATCTACTCTGTTCTGTTCATGCTTATAAGCGCCTTCCCAAGAAACTCGGCGGTGGATATTGTCAAAACCGAGATTATTCAGCAGTTTATAAATGCCAGAATCACCCTTAATTAGTTCAGAGTTTTTTATCAAATCCGACCTCTTAAATGGTATTGCATGAAACATTGGAGTTCCTTCAGCAATTGAAAATTCTGATGTGGTCATAATATTTAAAACAATGTTGCAGTGGTGGTAGTAGTCAGTATTTACCACTCCAGCCATTACATGATAATTCTCGTTTGGCTCCCATTGCGGATGTATAAACAAAGTTGAATATCCAGGTGCAGTTTTAAAAAGCCAAGGATTTGTTAATTTTAGGTATGATGATTCTGGCCGTTCTTTTACTGATGCCACTGGGCATTTGCCAGCCTGGTCAGCGGGGAACTGATTGCGCATAAGTTCTTCTTGTGACATGAGTTGAGCAAACTCTTGGTTATCAAGCAATTCAACACCGTATAAATCTGGGTCAAGAATGTCGTACTTAGCGTCCCAAGTTCTATGAAGTTTATTCAATGGGAGTCGTACATCTAATTTTGCCCAAAGCGGAACCGTATATCCACCACGGATATAATCACCAAGACCATAGCATCGCTTTAGACCGCTAGTTCCTCCAGCAATTTCCTTGTACCACTCTGGAGTCTTTTTCCTATTCTCATACACAGCAACCTTTGGGTGCCAAAGAGTATTTGATACAGGTACTGCTAATAATTCATATGGTTTTGGAGTTGGTATATCTGAAAAGATATCAGCCCTTACTACACTACCTTTTTTTGAAAATAGACGCATGGTCAACCAATGTTTCCTTTAGTGCATTTGTTTTTAATTCGGCAAATATTCTTGCTGCTTTTTCCCTAGAATCATACGAGTTTAACTCCCTTGTCGCTACTTCGTGCGATACAAGACCTTGACCTTGGGCAACATGCCAGAAATGAGCGCTGTGGAATACCTCATAGCCAAATATGGGTGTGTCGTAAATCTGCGGGCAGCGTTCTTTCCACAATTCAACTAATTTGTTTAGCAGTTCTGGTTTTTCAGCGTTCTGCTGTTCTCTCCACATTTCTGTGTCAGACCTATCCGAGATATAGTGCATCGCAACCATTGTCACAAGATTCTCCATAAGGAGTTCTGTTTGCTTATTGTGCTGGCTTGCAATAGCCTTAGAGCCTGGAATATATGCGCCTATAACAGACACAAGCATGCGAGCCTGCTGAATAGATGTAGCAATTGAAGTCGCCTCTAACGGCTCAATAAATGAAGATGATAAGCCAACGGCAGCGCAATTGTATGCCATTGCTGTTTTATAATAACCAGATTTAAATTTAATTATTCGCGCTGGCTCTATATCCCTGCCGTGTGCCTCAGACAACTCTTTTACGGCCTGCTCATCCGAGCAAAAGTCAGACGCAAAAACATACCCATTGCCGCGACGTTCCTGAGTTGGTATTTCCCACATCCATCCATTTGGCATTGCTCGTGCCCGTGTGTATGGCTTAATTTCACCAGATTCATCGGATTCCGTCTGGAATACTGCGGCAGAATCACAAGGCAAATACTTCCTGTATGAGTAGAAATCACTTTCATCATCAACTAGTTTCCCCATTAAAGCGCGGTGGAATCCAGATGAGTCAATAAAAAAGTCAGCAGATATTTGAGTTTTATTCTGCAGAATAACTGACTCAATATTCCCGCTTTCTGCATTGCGGGTAATATCCTGCACTTCTCCGTCTATAAACCTGACATTTTTTGACTGTGCCACATCTTTAAGAAAAACATTCAACTTAAACGTATCAAAATGAAACTGATTTACTGCATGATGTGGACTTTGCTTATTTAGCGGTATTTTATTATCGTATAAATGGCTAATCATTGCATTAGTCAGAAGCATGTTATTTTCTATAGCAAATGCATAGTTCCCAGCAAAATAATGTGGACCAATCTCGCCTCCGCTCACACTGTGGAAATAGTCTGGGGTATGCGTAGTCCATCCCTCAAACCTGATTCCATACTTGTGAGTTGCTGCACAGCGTTCAACCATTTCATCAACTGAAATATTGTGCTTATCTTGAAAGAAAATGCGCCAGTGCTCTGTTGAGCCCTCTCCAACGCCAATAATTCCAATCTTCTCAGAAGATACAACTGTAATATTATGATAAGGAAGATGGTCTTTTAAAATTATTGCAGCGACAAGCCCAGATGTTCCAGAACCGACAATGCAGATATTTTTTTGCATTTTATACAAACCATGAAACAAATGAGTAGCGAACGCTTTCATCGTTAACGCCAGTTGGATTTACATGATGGTAATAGGGGAAGTTAGATGGAAATAAAATAACACTTCCAGCCTTTGGTTTTACCGTAACGCCAATCAACGGAAATACAATTTCTCCACCCGTAAAGTCATCGTTTAAAAATCCGATAATGCTTAATACTCGCCTGTTATCTGGATGGTGGTCAATATGGCCCTTATACTCTGCGCCGCGTCCGTACTTGAGAACTCTGAATCCTTCGTCGCGTTGTAAATTTAAAGAATACATCGTGCGATAATGCCAAATTGGTTGCTCTAAACTCTCCCGTATATTCAACCATGAATCAGCAAGTGGCTTAATTCTCTCAACGGTCATTAGTTCTTTATCAAGTTGTAGTGGGGTCATTTCGCATCCAAGTGAAGAACGATAATCAGTCACTAACTGATTATTATTTGTGCCAGTTCTTGTTTGATACCAGTTCAAGTATCCCCAATCACGCTTGCATTCCTGCTCTAGAAGTTCAATAAAATTTTCTGTTTTAAAAACTCTGTCGTACTGAACGATGCATGTTCCAAGTTGTTCGTGTTTCATAGAAATATAGTATCACTAATTTTGAGGGCACAGGTCACTGGATAATTTAAAATTTATCATCCATCTATGTCTTGAACAAAAGTAGTATTTGAACTTGCAATGTGAGTGCTAATGCTTCGTGTTAGCACTACAAGTCCGCCCTGCTTTCCATCTGTTCCAGTTGCTCCAGTCGCTCCAGCATTTCCAGGGTTTGCTGTTCCAGCCGCTCCACCAGGATATGTAGGATTATGATATAGCGTTCCTGGATGAGAGTAGTGGAATGAAGTTCCAGGATGTGCATAGTGATATGCGGTTGCTGGAGTGTGGTGTGCATAAGCATTAACGTGATGCCAGCCTGGGTTGTGCGCACCGTATTTAGGGCTATGGCTACTGCAACAGTGATATGAAACTTCTGGGTTATGTGACGCGGAATTATGTCCAACTGCGTGGCCAGTCGGATTATGACCAACAGCATGACCAGTTGGGTTATGGGCTTGTGTTCCAGAAACAGTTGTTCCAGGGTTTCCAGCAACACCTGCGTTTCCTGGGTTTCCTGCAGCACCAGTTGCTCCAGTTGTTGGGGCGCTTACAAATGTTCCACTTCCAGTAATCGTTTTTGCAACTACAACTACCACTCCTCCGCCTTGACCAGCAGAACCACCAGCGCCACCAGTTCCTTTTGTCCCTGCTGTTCCAGGGTTTCCAGCGGTAGAGCCACCGCCGCTTCCAGCGCCACCAGCATTTGCCGTTCCATCGGTACCATTTGCACCAGTTGCTCCAGCACTACCTTGTGTTCCAACAAACCAACGGCCTAATGACGCACCACTTTGCTGAACGCCAGTAAGGAGTGCATCGTAATCTTTAACATTTCCTACTGGGAGTGTTCCTGATGAGTTTGCGGAATCAATTGAACTTCCAGTTGCGAAACCTGCACTTGAGTCAATCCGTGTTAGTACTGTTCCAGCGAGAACAGCAGTGGTCTGAGATACTCCAGCAGGCATTCCAACAGTTCCATTATTTGTAAGCGTATTTTTTACAAATACTCTGAATCCATTAGTAAATAAAGTTACCGATGCACTTACGGTTAGGGTATCGTAATACATGTCGCGAGACAAGAATGTATTTGTTGAAATTACAACAGTTCCGTCAACACCAGTTCCAAACAACTTGTCAGAGCCAGTCTTTTGGACTGGAGTAGTTCTTGTTGGTGAAAGTCTGTTAATTAAAGCCATTACGCCACCTGCATGTAGTTCACTGTTCCAGCGGAACAGCCAGTTCCTCCAGTCACATCAGTAGAAACACCACTATTTAATGTAGAAGCAGATGATACTATTAAAATAACTCCGCCGCCACCACCACCAGTTCCAGTGGTTCCAGGAGCCTTAAAGTATGAAGTTCCTGATGTAACAGTGATATAGCGAGCAGAAATAACCAGCACTGCTCCACCAGCACCAGAAGCGCCACCAGCACCACCGCGAAGGAATGTTGGTGTTGTGCTTGATGCCGTTACAGCCCAGCCGCGGATTGCTTGAAGTGGCTGTTGATAGTACTGAGAACCACCCAATGCTGCAGTTGGGGCAGTAGCGGTAGTCGTAGCACTTGCTCCACCAAGGCTATTTGTCACCGCAACAGTTGCAGCACCACCCTGAGCAAGCGTTCCAGCGGTTGAATAACCTGTTGAGTGTCCAATTACAGAGTTTGGGCCAAGAGTTAGCGTATTTCTAACAAATATGCGGTATCCGTTTGGAGTTAACTGGATTCCGTCAGCAATAGTCAGGTTGTTATAAAACTTGTCAGATGTTAATGATGTATTTGAAGAAATTGTTACATCTCCATCAGAGCCAGTTCCATATACTGGGTCTGGCAAGTTCAGGTACGTTGCTGTAGCAACAAGTGTGCTGGAAATAGATGAAGTTGATTCAGCAGTTGATATTCCAGTTCCGTTCACCCGAACGAACGCACCCATTACGACTCCTCAATGCCCGTGATAATAATATTTACTGCAGTGTTCGCACTCGCATATCCTATAATCTGGTCACTGTTTGTAGCATTTGCAGTACTTCCGTTGTTCGTTAAAACAATGTTTGTTGAAAGCAAAACTGTTTCGTTTGCAGCAAGAGATAGTGCGTTTGTGAAGTTTTGGCTTGATGCTTGAGCCACGTTCAATGGCTTTAAAACAAGCGTTACCGTCACTGCACTAGCAGTCGTATTGCAAAGAATAATCTGCTTAGCAATAGTTGTGGTGCTAAGCGGTGTTGTGTATAACACCGTAGACGAAGTAGTTGTTAGTTGTGTCGGACCAACCAATCGCTTTTGTGCCAATGCCATTACATTACCTCCATATATAGTCTAACAAGACTGTCTCGTACTGCTGTTGTAGTGAACGCTGTTGTAGCAATCTGGGTTGTATTTGTTCCAGCCGTTGCAGTTGCAGCAGTTGGGGCACCAGACAATGCGACGTTTGACTTAATACTAGTCACACCAGTATTTGTTATTGTAACATCTCCAGAAACTGATGTATAAGTTGGTACACCACTTGAGTTGGCCAAAACAACCTGTGCAGATGTTCCAGATGCCAGTTTTGAAAGGGAAATCGCGGCAGATGTGTTAATATCAGCGTTTACGATTGTTCCATCGGCAATCATCGTGCTTGTAACAGTTCCAGTATCACCAGTCGTGATGATTGTTCCAGTTGTTGCTGGGATTGTGAGAACTGTGCCAGTTCCAACTGCGGCAGTTGGGACAAGTTGTACAGTTCCAGATGTAGAGCCTGGGAGTGTAACGCTGGAAATACCAGTCAAGGAAAGGTTTGCCGAAGAGCGGTTAAGCGCTACTTGGGTAGTTCCGATGTATGTCGCTGCAGTGGCAATTGCAGTTGCAGTAATTGTTCCAGCAGTAAAGTTTCCAGACGCATCACGAGCAACAATTGCACTTGCAGTATTGGCTGAAGTTGCAGTAGTTGCTGAGTTAGAAACTTTTCCAGCAGTAGAAATTGTTGCAAGTTTAGTATCAGCGATTGCCGCTGAAGCATTTATGTCTGCATTGACGATTACTCCAGTTCCAATTGCTGTTACACCAGTATTGTCAATGGTAACATCACCAGACATTGCAACATAGGTTGGAACACCAGTACCATTAGCAACAATAATTTGACCACTGGTGCCAGAAGCAAGTGTGCCTGGCTCGCCAGTTAATGTGATATTGAATACCTCTTTACCACCACTAGGGCCAACCGCTATATCAACATCTACCATTATGAAAGCGTCATATCCATTTGTAATTTCAGTTATGACACCTTCAAAGTAAACAGTTGGAGAAGTTGCCCATACAGCACGAATTCTTGAGCCAACAATATATGCAGTCCCTGCTGTTTCAACATTGAATGTAGTTAAACCGAATGTATAACTTGTATCAAAGAATTGGGAAAACGGAGTTTGCAAAGCGGGATACCCAAGACCGTCTGCACCATCTGCACCATCTGCTCCAGGAGCACCTGGTTCACCAGCATCACCAGGAGCACCTGGTTCACCAGCAGCACCTGGTTCACCAGGAGCACCTGGTTCACCAGCAGCACCAGTAGCACCAGTAGCACCATTAGCACCATCTGCTCCAGCAAGAGCGAGAATCGCATCTTGACCCTCAAATGCATTTAGGTAATTACTTGAGTAAATACTATAATAATTTCCTGAAACAATCTCGGTGATTAATCCTTTGAAATAAATATTGCTATTTATTCCATCTACTGGGAGTGGATTAGAATAAATATCTCGCTGCACGGTCCAGTCTTCAGAAGTTACTCCAGTTGTTGATGGTGGAACCTGTACACTCATACCAGCGGTGATGGTTCCAGAACCAATTGAACTTACTTGCCCTCTTAGAACCCAGTATGGGTCATCAGGCGTGCTTGCTGTTATGTATTGCCCTACATATACAGTCAAGTCATCTGGCGATGTAGTGAAAGTAATATAACCAAAACTGAATGTATCTCCATCAATAACTGAATCAGATGTTCCAGTTGCAGAAATGGTTTCTCCACCAAGGTCATAAACCAATGAGCCTTTTACAAAGTCGCCAACTTGATAGGCGTATAGTGTTGTGTCAGCATAGAATTTTACAGTTCCATATGCTTCCTGCCCAATTGGTGTATCAACCGTTCCAGAAACCTTGTATCCGAGACCATTTGGGCCAACAACTAGTGATGGAACCCAAGCAGTTCCATTCCACTTTAGAACTTCACCAGAAGTTGGTGAAGCAGAAACTGTGTCAACATCAGCAAGAGCATTAATTGATGAAGTTGTGTATACACCGTTTGTGACTGTTGAGGCGTTACCAGACAATGCACCAATGAATGTTGTGGCTGTAAGCGCGTTAGTAGATGGGTTATATGTAAGTCCAGTACTATCCGTGCGAAGCGTGGAGTTTCCAGTTGATGTAGACGAGAATACTGGATAGTAAGTTCCAGCAGTCGTTGTGGTGTCCGTAATCGCTGCGTTAGTTGCATTTGTAGCACTAGTAGCAGATGTTGCAGTTGTAGCGTTTCCAGAAAGGTCAGCCGTAATGATATTGGCAGTAAAGTTTCCAGATGCATCACGCGCAACAATCGCACTTGCAGTGTTAGAGGCCGTAGCAGTAGTGGCAGAGTTGGATACCTTGCCAGCAGTTGAAATTGTGCTCAACTTGCTATCAGCAATAGAACCAGCCAGCATTGTATTTGTCACTGTTCCAGTATCTGTAGTGTAAACACCGTTAGTTACTGTTGATGCGTTACCAGAAACATCACCAGTTAAATTTCCAGTAAATGTTGATGCTGATACTTGGGACAGTCCAGAAAGCGATGATGCAGTTCCACCGAGGCTTACTGATGTTGAACCGATTGTGAGCGAGGAGTTCTCCAACTGAGTATTTCCAACACCACCAGTTTTGATGGTTACAGCACCAGAAGTTACTGAGAAGTCTCCAGAATCAAATGATGCAATACCTTTTGTTGTAGTGGTCGCATCAGCCTGAGCAGATGATGTTGTGCCAGTTACACGACCATACGAGTCGGTAGTAATCGCTGTAATACGGGTTCCCCCAGCAGTTCCAGTTGTATCAGTGCGAGAAACTGTTGCAAGGTCAATACTGTCTGCGTTGACTACGATTCGGTCAGAACTTGCCGTAGCAACATCAAATGTTGTTCCAGATAGCGTCATTCCGCCACCTGCTACATATGAAGCCGCACCGTTGAATTGAATCCAGTTAATGTTGTCAGTACCAATCTTGATACCGTTAACAGGTGTTGTAGCCGTACCATCGTTTGCAATAGTCCAAGATGTACCAGCATTTGCTGAACCAGTCAGTACTGAAACGTAGTCTCCCTTACGAACTTCACCAGCAGGCGTGTTGTTGGAGTCGTCTGCACGAGTCAGTCTCCATACGTTTCCACCACCACCTTGTTCGGTTACATAGTAGATACCGTTATGTGATGCCGTTGCTTGGTTCTTAACAAGAACTCGTTGACCAGTAGTTACGTTGTTTCCGTCTACTGATAGACGGGTATTTGTCGCACCAGTCATGTACGCACCATCACCAAGACCTTGGCTACTGTCAGCCGCACCATCAAAGTATGTAGGTGAGTTAGGCAAAATGGCGTTTGTTGCCCAGTTAACAGCCTGCTTGATGCGAAGACCCGATGAAAGGTTATCTACATAAGTCTTTGTCGCAGCATCTGAACCAGAAGTTGGGTCAGCCATATTTGTAATCTTTTGGCTGTTCATTGAAACTGCTGCTACTGGGACAGCAAATGAATCAAGTGTGTAACTCTTAGCGGTTGTTTCAAAGTCTGAAATCTTGCTATGAGTTAGCGATGGAATATCTGAAGAAGTCAGGCTCAAGCGAGCAGATGGAACCGTTCCAGACGAGAGGTTATTTGCATTCAAGGAGGTGACATTTGCACCACTTCCATAGAATCCAGCGGAAGCAGTTACGCTTCCTGGAATTGCAATAGTGTTTGGTGCTACTGCAAAAGTTCCTGTGCAGTTAACAAGGATTGCACCGCCACCAAGTGCTGATGCAACTTTTTCTACGTTACCAATTGTCTGCACTGAGTAATTTGGGTCAGTTGGTTTTACGTTTGTAAGTACGCCAAGGCCATCAACATACAGAATATCGTTATAGGCAAATGATGATGTATCAACATTGTGGATTTGACCAATCATCACAACTTCACCCGTATCACCAGCAAGGATGTCTGCTGCAACGACACCCGCTGCTGGCATTTTTGCTGGGTCAGCGACATTGGCAAGCGCAATAGTTGGATTACCAGATGGAGAATCAAGACCAGTCAAATAGATTGGCTGACCCTTAGAAATAGTTGAACCAGTGATGTTAATACCGTAAAAGGAAAGATTTCCAATATTGGTTCCAATGAATGATGGTGCAGTAATCTTTCCATCTTTATCAACATGAGCAAGAGTAGTTCCTGCTGAGTTCTTCCATTCAGTCAGGTTTGCAGTCTGGCTAGAATGCCCGCTAATCTTTGCTGCTACAACGCTTGCTGACGGCGAGTCAACAATGATTTCGTGGGCAGTAAGACCAGTTACATCGGCATTTTGAGTAACAATGCCACCAGTGAAGTTTGCACTTCCAGAAACGCTGAAGTTAGTTGCAATATCAAGTGCTGTTTCACTCCAGGTTCCCATGATGTCGGTTGACTGTGTGCCGCCGATATTGAACTTGATATCTTTATCACCAGTCTTTGTGCCTATTACAAGGTGTCCACCATCAACATAGAGGTATCCATCATTCGCCCCAGTTGAACTATAATCTGGGTCAGCGTATGTAGAACTATTAATACCAAGGTCTAAATACTTAGAAGTGTCGTTTCCGTTGTTTGCGGTAGCAACATAGTCAGTACTTGCGTATGTTGTTGAACTTGAGTTTTGCGCTCCAATCTGAACAGCAGCATCGGCATCACCAGTGAAGTAAGCAACAGCATTATCAAGACTTACTGTAGGTGTATTACCCATGTGGATAACACCATCAGCGTGAATATCACCCTTGATACCAACACCGCCGTCAACAATCAAAGTACCAGAATCCGAATCTGTTGATGGAGTTGTATCCGTTAGGTGAATACTATTAATACTTGGGTCTGTCAGTGTCTTGTTGGTGAGAGTGCTCGTGCTTGATTCAGTTATATATCCATCAGTGTCAAGTTTGCTCTCTACTGCTGCAATGTCTAGTTCAATTTCCTTGTTGTAACCGTTGGTATTTTTAACATCAAGGTATGTTGATGTCCCAATAAGCCCATATGAATTACCACTTGCACCATCAAGTAGATAGTTGCCAAGCAATGCGTTATCCACGCCAATCGTTGCACTTGAACCTTCTCCAGGTGTGTGCGAAACAGAAAGTCCATTTTGAACAGATACACCTGACATGTAATTTCCAGTAGTGTCTGTACCGAGGGCTACGGAGTTTGGCTGAACAGTTGTAGTAATTAAGACATCAGAAGAACCGTTGAATGAAACCGAACCAGATACATCGCCAGTTAGAGAAATTGCTCGCGCATTCTGAAGTGTTGTGGCAGTAGAAGCATTTCCATTGACATTTCCAGTGACATCAGCAGCAACATGAGAAAAGGTGACTGAAGCAGAAGTATCAACTGGCTGCCCAATGGAAATCGTTGCTGTTGAACCCTCACCATTAACGTGTGAAACAGTAACGCCAGTGCTGGCAGTAATATCTGATAAATAATTTCCAACAGTGTCTGTTCCCAAAACGATACTGTTACGCTCAATAGTTGTTGAAATTACAACATCTTGTGAACCATCAAAATGTACCGAACCAGAAACATCTCCAGCAAGAGAAATATGACGGGTTGTCTTCAGACTTGATGCAGTACTAGCATTGCCAATCACTGGAGCAGTAACTGCAGCAAATGTAACCGATGATGATGTCGCGACTGCTTGACCAATTGCGATTGTTGCGTTTGAACCTTCTCCAGGTGTGTGCGTAATAGTTACGCCAGTACCCTGTGTTAGGTCAGACATGTAGTTTCCAGTTGTGTCTGCACCCAGCGCGACAGAGTTTGGTTGAATAGTCGCAGTAATTTCAGCATCTGCAGAACCATCAAACGATACCGAACCAGAAATATCACCAGTCAGAGAAATTGTTCTCGCTGTTTCCAGCGCTGTTGCAGTTGCAGCATTACCAGTTGTTGAACCAGAACTTCCAGTCACATTTCCAGTCACATTTCCAGTCACATTTCCAGTGACATCTGCAGAAACGTGAGCAAAAGTTACCGATGCACTGGTTCCAACTTCCTGTCCGATTGAGATTGTTGGAGTTGCTGATTCACCAGAGTTGTCGCTCAAGGAGATACCAGTACCAGCAACCAATGATGATACATAATCGCCAGTAGTGTCAGTTCCAAGTGAAATACTGTTTGGCTGAAGAGTGGTAACAATTTCAGCACTTGCTGAACCATCAAATGAAACCGAACCAGAAACATCGCCAGTTAGAGCAATAGTGCGAGCAGTGCTTAGTGCATCAGCCGTACTTGCGTTGCCAATAAGTTCTGCAGTGACTGCAGCAAATTGTACTGACGCCGAGGTAGCAACATCTTGGCCAATAGCGATTGCTGGAGTTGCACCTTCTCCACTGTTGTTTGTAATACTTACACCAGTTCCCTGAACAAGTGACTCAACATAATCACCAGTTGTATCGTCTCCGAGAGAAACAGAGTTTGGTTCAATTGTCGCTGAAATACTTACATTTGAACTTCCATCAAATGAAACAGAACCAGAAACATCTCCGCTAAGCGAGATTGCTCGCGCTGTCTCAAGAGATGAAGCGGTTGAAGCGTTTCCAGTTACATCACCAGTCAAATCTGCTGATACATGAGAAAATGTCACAGATGAACTTGTATTAACTTCTTGCCCAATTGAAATGGTTGGAGTTGAACCCTCACCAGTAATTTCAGAGACTGAAATACCAGTACCAGCAACAAGTGAAGCAACAAAATTTCCTGTCGTGTTTTCTCCGAGCGTTACTTGTGCGTCACCAGTTGTTATGCCAAGAATTCTTCCGTATCCATCTCGCTCAATGCTTGAAATGAATACCAATGATGGGGAACCAGAAACATCTTCTTGGGTTATATTTCCCAAATCAATAGTATTATCTACTACCGAAAGGCCCTCACCAGCAGTAAACGAATAGACTCCAGTGGTTTGCACAAAGTGAATATCATCTGTACCGATAATATGTGCGCCGTTTACTCCAGTTCCAGAGGATGAAATTACAAATGATTGGTTGCTATTCTTATCGCCTTCCTGGCAATCCAAGTTTTCACCGCGATGAATTTGGTTCGGATGAGAACCATTCATATCCTCAACTCGCTCAAGAATCCAATGAGCACTAGCACTACCTTGTGCTACTACTAAGTACATTCCATTTTCGGTGGCATCAATTTGATTCTTTACAAGAATGCGATTGTCATTGCTGGCTTCAATACCATCCACTAC